CGCCATGGCTACAGGACGGCGGTGGCGATGACTCTGATGAGGATTCAGATCAAGACACCGATGATTCCGATAACGATGACGACGATGGCGATGACCAGGATGACGATGAGGGCCAAGATGATTCAGGTCAATCTGATGACTCTGGTGGCCGAGACGAGTCGGGCAAGACCGATGACGAACTCATCGATGAAGTTGAATCGGACTTGGAACAGGCTAGAGCAGTTGAATCTCGCAGGCGCAATGCAAAATTGCATTCTCAAACCAATAAAAGTAGAAGAGGTCAGAAAGGACACACCATGGGAAGAAATTCTCTAGCTGAACGCGGTAGGGTCGCATCCCGTGGTCGTCGCCGTCATTACGCAGATGACAACGGTTATACCGATGGCCCCACCTGGGGTGAAGATAACCAGGGCGAGCAAGAAGATGTCTTCCTTAGCCAGACTCCTGGCACCGAAACTGTTGAGGCTCCTAATGAGCCAGATCCAATTTCCAATACCGAGAACAACTTGGTAGCTCGAATCCAGCGTAAGACACAAGATCTCAGGCGCGACGCCCAAAGATTGCAGAAGCTCAAGATTCAGCAAGCTCGTCGTCGTCAGGCTGACGCGGGTGGTTGGGGCGGTCAAGGCCCAGGCCCCGTTGCCAATGATCCTGGTAGCAATCAGGTTGGTTCTGCTGCTGGCCAAGGAGTTGCCCCCGCTGTTGGCGGTGTCGGTGCTCCAGCAACTGGTGCTCAGGCTGTTGGTGGCAACACGACTGCTCGTCGTCGCCATCGCACTGCTGAGGCCACTGAACAAGCTAAAGAGGTTCCCGTCGAATGGTCTGGTACCGATGACAAGGAGCTTGCTGGTGACTTCGAAAAGTTGCAGCCAGACAAGACCGAGACACAGCCCAAAGATGCTTCTATCTCAGCTTTTAGAAGCTTTGACAAATGGCTCTACGACACGACTGGTCGACAGGCCCATCAGCACAATGCCAATTTCCTTCGCCGTCAGGCAGTTCGGTGGATGAAGGGTTCTGGATGTCCTGTAGAAATTTTGGGACCGACACTGGGAATCGTTCTTCGTAACGCTAGAAAGAATGAGAGCAGAGGAGCATCCATGAATCGTTACGCCGATGAGGAGCTGGAACTTGCAGCCCCAGATGCTCGTATCGATGTTGAGGCTCCCGTTAAAAACACCACCGACGAGAAAGCACAAAGTTCGCAGTTCGATTTGCAGGACTTTGGCGACAACGCTGGTGACAGTGTAGCCGATCCCGATCTGGATACTGATTCTCAGATTTGGGCACCAGGCGAAGGTGTGAGGTCGGCCAATAGAAAAGCAGATGCTGTAGCGGCGGTTCGATATGCCGAGGCTGCTGTCAAGGCTGGTCTGATTCCCGAGGCCGAAAAATATAACTGCATGGCTCAGGCTCAAACCATGCGGCATGCGGTGGTTACTGACCGCACGCGCCTGATTGAAGCCATTCTGCACAAGAGTGGCTCACGGAGGACCGCAGGAACTTCACGCGGGACTCGAAATGGTATCCCTGCTGGCCTGATGAATGGTGGAACTCGCACCGCATCTACTCAGCGGACTGCCGAAAACGATCCCGCAAATGATGTGAATCTGTACTTCTAAGTACACAATTCGACTCTTCGAAAGGAGGCGAAAAACAAAATGTTTAGACCAAACTTGGCAAACCCAGCCCAGAAGCGAACACTGCGACCGATTTACGCGCAGCACCAAGCAACTCCGCACGCGGGTTTCCTTGATCCGACCTGGGCAAAGACGTTCGATATCTTCCCAGGAACCGTCATGGCACGGCAGGCTGACGAAGTTTTTACTCCGTATACAGCAGCGACAGGCCAACGGCCCTATGGGCTTTCAGCTCTGTTCTGTGCTCCTGTCCTTGGTATTGACGAGGTAACAGCAACTGGCACAAACCTTTTCACCGTATGGATTGGTGGAGAGCAAGCGTTCTTTGAGGTTCTGGCACCCGCGTTTGATACGTCGGCTACCTGGACCGCTCCGACCAATGGCTCCATTCAGCTTCTTACCGCTACCAACCAGGGCAAGCTGACTCCGACTGGTGTCAACGAGAATAACGCTGTCGCTGAGCTTATCAGTGTGCTGAGCCCCACCAAGATCCTTATCCGCCTCAACCGCTTCAACTTGGGTGTAACCACTCCTGTTGGTGGAAGCTAATAGGGAAAGGATAAGATAATGGGACTTCCAGTAGCAACTGGCTCAGGACTTGGTCGTTTCTCCAAGTCGTCTGATGAGTATGTTTCCGACATTCAAGGTGCGATGGAACGCCTTGCAGGAAAGAAACTTTCAGCTAGAGACAAGCAAGCTAAGTTGGCGCATATCTTGGGCGACCGCCAGAACGGTATGATCCGTCTTGGCCAGTCCATGATCGGCCCGATCCAGCTGCAGCTCCGTTACCAAGGAATCCTGCGAAATGTGTTGCTAGAGGACACATTGACGCCAGGTGTTCCGATTCAGTATGACGTGCTCGATGACCTCGGTCAGGCATACATGCTGCATGGTGACGAGGGTGAAATCAAGATTACTCCCTTCGAAGGCAAGCGAGTTGAGGTGCAGCTCTTCAGGATTGCATCCTTCCCGACTATCAAGAAGGAAGATCTGTATTACCTGCGCTCGAATGTTGTTGAGTACACCCAAGATATGACCAAGCAGGCCATTATGCGCCAAGAGGATTCACGCCTCGTGACGCTGTTGGAAGCTGCCGTTCAGGCATATCGTTTGGTGGATGCAACATCGGTGCCAGGTACGGGTTCTCTGCCCAACGAAATCACTGTTGCAGGAACGTATCTGCTTCCTGGTGATCTCTACACGGCAGTGACCTATACCGATCAGCGACTCTTGGATTCCTCACGGCTGCTTTGTAATCCACAAGAATATCGTGATTTCTATAGGTGGGACATCAACACGACGGGCTGGGCCTTCAAGGACAGTGTGGTCGCTGGTGAGCGCATTGTTCAGTTTGGTGAATTCCAAATTGGCAAGTCGGTCATAATCCCGCCTGGCTCAACATATCTCACCCCTGAACCGCAATTCCTCGGTGTCTTCCCCGTCATGTATTCGCTTGACGTAGAAGAGAATAACCAGGTGGAGCAGTTCCATAAAGGATGGGTTATGGATGAGCTTGTCGGCATGGCGATCCTTAACCCACGCGGCATAATTATCCTTAGGAAAAGCTGACAAGTAATTCTTTAAGGTCAATCCTTGTGAAAGACCTGCTCAGGATTGTTAAACAGACAGCCCGTCACTCATAAGGTGGCGGGTTTTCTGTCGTCAAAGCAGAAAAATAATGCGCGGGTTTCGTTTTTGTTTGTCTGCAGCAAACTCATATTTGACCACCTAATAAAATTTCAGCATTGGGTTTGGTTTTGATATAATACGTAGCATGACAGAACCATCTGGGACCTGTGGGTGTGGGTGTGGCCAGCGGACTGCTGTTGCCACTCGTACCGATGCCCAAAAAGGTTGGCGGAAGGGCGAACCCCTGCGTTTTATCAACAGACATTATCGTCCACTTCCAGTCGGTGATCCATATGAAGCGGAACCAGGTGTATTTGCCGTACCGCTTGGTGGATTTAAGGCAGCGGGTCGAATTGCTTTGATTGATGAGGCTGACGCAGACCTCGTCGCGAGATTCGCCTGGCATCTTTACGAGGCTGCTCGGTCTGGTAGGCGATCCAGTGGGCCGTATGCCGCATCTGAATCCTGTGGCATGATGCACAAGTTTCTTACTGGTTGGTCGCAGACTGACCACATCAATCTCAATGGTCTAGACAATCGGCGCGTTAATCTGAGACAGGCCACCACTTCTCAGAATAATCGGAACCAACGTGGGATCAGGGGCACATCGTCAAGGTATAAAGGTGTGTTTTGGTTTAGGCGAGATGGCAAGTGGGCAGCGCAGATTAATCTCGCTGGTCGATCCACACATCTTGGCTATTTTGTAAATGAAGAAGATGCGGCTCGCGCCTATGACGCAGCGGCACTGGACGTTTGGGGTGAATATGCCTATCTCAACTTTGATAGATAACCCAACGAAGGTAATGATTGCGGGGGATTGGCACGGGAACGGAGCATGGAGTCAAAAGGCTATTTGGTACGGCCACAAGGCGGGAGCCGATGCTGTTGTCCACGTTGGAGACTTTGGGTGGTGGCATGATGGCTGGGATACCCACAAGTATCTCAGGTTCGTTCAGCACACCCTGGTAACAACTGACATGATTCTTTATTGGGTGGACGGTAACCATGAAGATCATGCCAAGATCAACGAGTGGCTGGAGGCCGTCAACAACCAGCCATGGTCAGATAAACGCTACCCGCGAATCATCCACCTGCCCAGAGGTTTTCGATGGCAGTGGCACGGCAAGACATGGATGTCGGTTGGCGGTGCCCACTCAGTGGATCGGTTGCAGCGCACTCCTGACAAGAGCTGGTGGGATGCAGAGCATTTGACCGAAGAGCAGATCGAGTTTGCGAGTCGTCCTGGTGAAGTCCATGTCCTGGTGTCTCATGACTGCCCCTATGGGGTGGACATACCTGGCATTCATGCCGATGAGAAGCTAGATGCCGAGAAGAGCTTCTGGCCATCGTCGGAAATATATTTGGCCAACCAGCACCGCAGGAAGCTCAAGAGGATCGTGGATGCTGTCAAGCCAAAGGTGCTCTACCACGGTCATTACCACGTCAAGTACGATGGTGTCTATGACTTTGGTGGGGTCAGGTTCCCCGTGCGTGGGTTGGCTGAGGATGGCAGTTCACTGGACGAGAACACCATGATCCTGGATCTGACAGCCAAGGTGTAGAATAAAAGCCATGAGAAAGCCTCA